ATGAAAAGAAATATCTATTTATTGCTTATCTCTGTTATTATTGCCTATTTAATTAATAAATTAATTTTTCATGTTGACTCAACTCTACCTCTTTTAAGTACTTTAATACTTATTATAATATATCTCTCCTCATTTTCATGCACAACTTATGGATTAATATTCACTACTTTTCTATCCTTTTTATTTTCGTTAGAAATATTTTATGTTATAAACTTTCATGAAAGATTTTCTTTATTAGTATTAGATTCAATTATAGAGACGAATCCATCAGAAATAGTAAGAATGTCATATTCATTTTTACCTACAATAATAATTCCATCTTTATTTTTTTGTTTGTTTCTTCTATACATAAGATTGAAAACAAAAGAATATAAAATAAATAATTATATATTTTTATTAACTTTATGTTTACTAGTAATATTAACAGCAAGAAACATTTATAGCACAGATAGATTGGTACCAGATATTCGTGAAGATAATAAGATATTAGGTAAATACTTACATAATAAATTTCCTACGATTATAGGTGACCTATCTTACTTGTTTATTTCTGTAATAAGTAATGATAAATACAAGCAAGATAACTTATCAAATAAAATAGTTGATGAATCAATTTTAAACACAAAATCATCAAATAACACCTATCATAATATTGTTGTTATAATAGGAGAATCATCATTATCATCGCGTTACCATTCTTATGGATATGAGAAAAACACAACTCCAAATCTAGATAAAATGATTGATAATGGGATAGGTTGTATAGTCAATAATGTCCATTCATCTGCACCTATTACTAGAGATTCGATATCTATGTCATTATCATTTAACTCTCCAGAAAATGACGAAAAAATGTTTTCCAGAAAAACTATTATTGATATGGCAAAAGACTCCAATTACTCAACTTACTGGATTGGCTCTCAGTCTTTAAATGGTGTTTATTCTTCTAAATATGGCTATATAGCTAAAAAAAGCGATCATATCTTTCTAACACAAGAAGAAGATGACAAAATACCAAACATCTTAGAAAAAGAAATAAATAATAATAGTGAAAATAAATTTATAGTAATACATTTATTAGGTAGCCATCTTCCATATACAAACTACTATTATAATGATAAAAAAAACAATCCCGACATGGATGATTATGATTTAACAATATTAAAAACTGATGACATTATAAATAGAATTCAAAGTATAGTAGAAAATGCAGGCGATTATATTTTAGTTTATACATCTGACCATGGGGAAATTGTAAATAAAGGTCATGGATTTCGATATGGAAAAGATCAGTTCCTAATTCCACTATTTTTATTTACCAATCAAGACCAAAGTCTCTGTAAATATATTGATAAGTTCAGAAGTAATAATGGCTGGTTAAATGGAAATATGAATAAATATATCTTATCAGAATTTTTAGGATACAAAGTAGATGAAAAATACCTCATCAAAGCAATAGAGCAAGATAAAATTCTGAATGCTAATAGTGAAATTATGCAATTTAATCAAGTAGACTAATATTTGATGAGCCTATTAATATAGGCTCAAATCTTATTAATCTAATACATACACCCCTTTAGCGCTACCATAAGTACTATCAGTCATTTTCAGCTTTTTTCCATCACTAGATACTTGAAATTCCCAAAAAGCAGCCGCATGAACAGAGACTGCAATCTTAATATTTGCTAATGGGGGTACAAGAAAGCCTGTATATGTATTACCACTTCCATCCCTTTGAACATAAACGTACTTACCTAATATATTTTCATTTAATGTAATCTCTGTTACTGCAGATGCACCATTAAAATCCCCAACTTTTCGCCACTGCCGTCCTGTACCTTTGCGGTCATATCGACTATCAGATTCATTTTTAGTATAACTACTTCCCGCAGTCGCATAATTTCCTTTTGGCTGATACTTACCATCTGATTCTGACTTTGAATAGCTGTAACCAGAAGCTTGATAACTCCCTTTAGGTTGGTATTTACCGTCAGACTCTGCCTTTGTATACGATGCTCCTACTAGCGCATAATTGCCCGCTGGTTGGTAATTTCCTTTACCTTGATAACGTCCGTCACTTTCTGCTTTTGTGTAACTACTTCCAGCCGTTGCATAGCTCCCTTTAGCTTGATATCGGCCATCCGATTCAGTCTTCGTATATGAATTACCTGCTAATGCATAATTGCCTGCTGGTTGATAACTGCCTTTAGGCTGAAAAGCATCCGTAGAGGCTTTCTGGCTCATCACATGAACCGTTGACGTTCCCGTACCTTGAGTTACATTATTCTTATCAAACTTATTATTAAGCCCGCTATTGAGTGCTGAATTTGTCGCGTAATCGCCTGACGGTTGGTAACTTCCTTTAGCTTGATATCGTCCATCACTTTCCGTTTTGGTGTAACTATCTCCTTTATTGGCATAGCTCCCTGCTGGTGCATAATTACCCTTTGGTTGATATTTGGTATCGGTTTCTGCCTTTGAGTAGCTATAACCGGATGGAGTGTAATTACCTAACGGTTGAAAGCGTTTATCGGATTCTCCTTTTGAATATGCGCCCACATCGCTTGCTGTAGCATCCGCTTTTAACTCTGCCCATGCATTACCGGCAACCGGCTCAATATTGTTATTCTCAACTTTAGACTGCCAGACTTTATTTTTATGATACACAATAGCGCGTATCGCATACGGCTTACCCACTTCATCCCATTTTGGAAAACCAAATAGCTGAATTTCGCCAATCGCTCCCGTGATATCGTGAAATATCCCGTTCATTTTTTCACGTTCAATATCTTTCGCAGCTGGATCTGTGATTTGGTCACGCTCATAGTCGTAACCATAGCCTTGTGTATAAGATACTGAGCCGTCTGGTTGGATTTCTATGGGTATAGAAGCCTTATCCCCTTGTGTTGCAAAGGGGGTTTTAAAAATAGTTGTCATAGGAATTATGCTCCGAAATTACTGCCTAAGAAGTTTTTACGATGCTGACCAACGCCAAAGGCTTTTTTGGTCACAATGCGATATTTGACACCAACCCCCGAAGGGCGTGGCATTAAGTCGAAATTTTCGAGAAGAACACGTAGGCGTTCGTCAGGGTTGAAGTTAAAGACGTAATACATATAAGTCATGTCTAGCGGATCAAGGACAAAGACTTTACTGTCATCACGCCAAAAGAAACGTTTTAAAAATTCATTAATATTGGTGACCGTGGGGCTTTGTGTCAGATTAAAATAGCGCATTCGTACTAACATGCGTTTTTGATCAACAGTCAATGACAAGGTGTAATCTGCATTACGTCGGAAATTGGATTTAAAATTGGATTTCTTTTTACCAAACCCAAACCCAACTTTATTTTTATCGCTCGGTGGAATATCAATACCTAACGGTACATCCAGAATACGTGACCAAATCGACAACCCAAAATCATTCGCCGTATCGATATTAAACACATCTCGGTACCAGTTTTGCCAAAATGACACCATCGATTTTTCAAAATGAGAGGCTTTAAAACTTGCGAGTTTTTTAAGGTTTTCTGCATCTTCATATTGCCAGAGGATCGCTTTTAATAGGTCAGAATGAAACTCAAATTGTTGAACGTTCATACAATCACCACTTGCACAGCACCCCGTTGCAAACGTGCGATTTGATTAATGGCAATCGGAATTAACGCGACATTCCACACTTTTCCGTCCAGTGACAATTCAACTTTAGTGACAAATAAACGAGACTCAACCGTATTCACTGCAGATGCTATTTCAAAAGGAGAGACCTCACGTCCGACAATCAAACCGTTATCGCCGTCCAACTCTCCACGCGTCCATTGTTCTATGGCACTGGGAATAATAGTTTGCGCATCAACGGCTGATTTTTTAACTGTTACTCGACAAAAAACGGTGATCTCTTTAGGGCGTGAAAATTTTACTTTGTATTCTTGTTCGCTCACTGGCTCTACAACACCAATTTCAATCTCGCCATTAAAAGCAGATCCAATGGTTTTGGTTCTCAGCAATGATTTAGCAATTTCGTTACTATCGCCCCCTTCAACACAAACGTAAATACTGTGAGGCAACAGAGAGATTCCATCAATAGTGAGCACCGCATCAGTGTAGTTCTCTCGAAAAGAAAGGGAGTTAACCCCTTCTAACTCATGCAATGAAGAAATAATCGCTTCTGCAACACTGACAGTATTTTTAGCTAGTGTTTGTTTACGTCGTCGCCTTGCTTTGATATCAGATTCAGCATAACGGCCAACAACGGCATGAGTGGGATTATTGACTTTTTCCCAACCTAATACTGAACTGGCAACCGAATTAAGTTGGCCAGCACCGCATTCAACAGGACCATATTCAACCGCCCTCATATCCCCTGTTGCTTTGCCAGTATTATCAATAATCAAGGGTGAAATGGTTTCGAACATCACACCCACGACACTTGATGCAAGAGAGCCTTTAGGAATAATCGTGCTAGGTACACCACTAAACTCAACATTCGAAAGATAAGAGTGAGTCGCATTAATGCGTTGGCCACCCATGAGTGCCCATATTGCATCAAGAAAAACACCACCCGCAATATCGGGATTGATTTGATTTGCTAACTCGGCATTGTTTCTCACCATTGCATCACGGTTTTCAACTTCCATCGTCGCTAATGCCCCTTGTGGTGTTTCAGGGGCAAGGTTAATCGATTGACCAAACACCGCACGAAACTCGCTTTCGACTTCATCACGTATTGTGGCCGTATCGGGAAGAATAACGCCTTTATTATTGATATAACGATAATCAGCCATTCAGTGTAAACCCTCCGTATATCGTGCGAATTGTTGCTTGATACTTCAACGCCCCCTCTTCCACCGTAGCACTGAAATGAGTTACTTCTACGACTTCCTCAATTTCGCTCATACGTTGTCTGAATGCCGTTTCAAACATCGGGATATCAGTTTGACGACCAAAGGTTGTTGGCCAGAAAGGAATGCCTTTATCTTTTTTATGTAACATTTCACCACGCACGGCCTTGGCAAAATGCTGACAAAGGTTTTTAACTGCATCGTCTTTTTCGCTGAATTGAAGGTTTCCATCAGGACCGATAAAGAGATCATTATTTTTATCAATTGAAAATGTTCTCACAGAGGTGCTCCTGTATTCCCACGGCCGGCTTCAACACCACTATGTTGATGAGTAGAACCGATATCTTTTCCATTATGTTTCATCGTGCCACCTTGTGAATTGCTGTTACCGTTTACAGCGTGATTACCATTTACTATTACATTGCCAATAAATATCGTTTCAGTTGCCCTGATTTCATATCGGGGAGCTTTTAATTCAACTTTATCGTTATGCAAAGAGAAACAAACCGAACCATCCATTGACTGAATAACCAAGGCATCAATGTTCTTCCCATCTATCGCCCATCCTTTGATGGTGTCTGGGAAAAACATTGCGTCACTAAATGAATGGAGGCGTGCGGTATTAGGTTGATCCTCCAATCCTCCACGCTGAAATATCAGGCTAATGTCTCTGTCATTGGCTTTTATCCAACCGAAATCACCCGGCTTAATGGGTGCGCGAATAAAGAAACCACCTCCCCCAAATCTAAAAACGGGAATGTTGGCCAATGGTGCACGCCCGACCGTTCCCCCTTCCGTTGTTACCATCATCACCAGTGGTTTGATAACAGCACGATTAGTTTTATCGTCATAACTGACCACAATTGCAGGAAGCATGTCCTCTGTATTCATCATCAGATTACGAAATGCAGACGAGAGCGCACCTGCCAGCGAACCATCGCTAGCAATATCTGTATTGGGTTTATTCATGATTATGCTCGTTTACAGGTAGCCTGATAAAAGAAAGGATCATCATGTGAAGCAACATCGAATTTCAGTTGTTCAATGATATAGTCACCATTAAGTGTGGAATTGAATTTACTCTCGAGTCGTAGCATTCCCCCTAGTTCTGAAACACCATCAATTAAGTAGGTAACAGACAACCCTTTTTCGGTTGCCTTTGGGATCCCAACCATGCCTGATTTCATGCTTAGAATGCGCAAGCGCCCTTTTAAGGCTTGGTTATCATCTTTGACAAACAACGTATCATCATCGATAAAGGCTTTAACGTTTCCCGCTTCCTGCAATCGTTGTACTTGCTGTAATGCTGAACCGCAAAAATACCAATTAGCAATATTTTTATCGGTAGCTTGAAAGTCCAATCTAACCTTGCAATCCTTAGCCACCGATGAAGCAATCTCGCTCATCTTCTGCATGGCGCCACCACTGGAAGAAACAATATCACCTGAGCTGGCGTTATTGGTTTTAGCCTTAATGGTTAGAGTGACATCAGGAGGCGAGGCAATTTCTGCACTGACAATATCACCGGTAAAGATACGAAATAATCCTGTATTGACGCGCCCTACTTCAAGGTAAAGACGACGAGTTTGTTTGCTTTTATGATAAGGGCTGGTTTCAGTGAGAAGATAATCTCGAGTGTGGGCATTTAATCCATCAATGCTAATTGTGCATTCATTTTGTAAAGGATTGGCATACTTGGTGCCGTTGGCTTTAATATGCAATCCTTCATACCACTGCAGTCGTTCTGCAACTTCAATCCCCACCCGTATTCGTCGTAAGTCCATCATCACTCCAAATAATTAATGATTGGGTTCTATCAAATGATTCATACCAGGGCAGATCATCATTTTCTGTTATAAACGCTAAATTCGTGCCATTGGCCAGATAGCGATAAGGAATAATGGGTGCGTTTGCTACTGCGCGCATACCTATCGCAATAACCTCACTTTCTCGTTCAATATCGAGATACATCGCATGGCGACCGGCTTTTATTGTCAACGTCCAATTAACACCTTCCAAATTGACGGATAAGCGTTGGTTTGGAATAGCTTTTAAGGGTATGACTTTCATTAGAAGCTCCAATCCCCATCTGCGATACGTGTTGCGACCGAACCTTTTTTCTTAGTCTCAGTATCGGCGTCTTTTGTTTGCACATTTCCCCTATTTACTGTTGATGACTGTGCTGGTTTTTGTGTAGCTCGAGACGGTAAATCTCCGTATTCGGGTTCAACAGTTCGCCACTCAACAAACCGTAGCGACAGTTTTATTGCATCCATCATGTCGGGTATTTCATCATGATTAAACCCCGTTAATAACATCGGTTGATAGGTTTTAACTCGGGTTTGAATACCAACAAGTTTGTGTTCATCAAAAGCTTGTTGCATCGATGAAAAACTGTTTTTTATTTCCCCTGTTAGCACTAAATCCATGCCAATTTCGATGGGATTAATAATCACATGATCACTACGCGTTTCACCGCTTTCAACTTGAAACTGTGTCGCTTTATGCTCATCTCTGATGTTGACTTGAATCGGATTAACACTATCAAACAATGTAGAAAACGATTCTAAATCAAATATTTTGACCTCTGTGATCATTTTGCTACTCCCGTTGAGTTTTGCTGATTAAAATCGGCGAGTTGATATTGCAATGCATCCTTTACGCCCGATGCCATACCCTGCGCATCTGTGGCTTGAGTTTCAATTTTCAACTCTCCAATACTCAGGTTATTTTCATTCTTCACATTGGATTGATTACTAATAGCTTGGCTTGTAATCGGGTTCATTGCATTGTTGGCAATCGCATCTAATTGCGCATTGGCTTGAGCAATAGAGTGCCTAACCGGTGGCTGTTGTGTCGTTTGGCTTTCTTCTTGAGGCATGGCATATTCAATCTCACCATTATCATTGACTTTACGCTCTACGTTTTGATTGACAGTGATTTCTTCATCATCACCGAATCCGAAAAACTCTTTAGCGGATTTCCAGCCATTTTTAACTGCATCAAGTCCCGTATTTACCCAACCAATGATTTTTTTGACTTGCTCCCACATCCATTCAAACGCACTCACAACGGCATCACTGACTGTATTAAATACACCTGCAAAGGATTTACCCCAACCTGCAATGACTGAAATACAACTCAGCAAATACTTAACATAAGCTTTTAAGCCTGATGCCATTAGATCCCAACCGGCAACAACAATATCTGCCACAACACCAACGATAGCTTTTAGATATTCAAAGAGCTTTTTGAATGTTTCCCATAGTGCAAGAATAACGACTTTTAGCTGTGGATATTTGTCGAGAATACGCCCAATCATCGAATCATTACCGTCAATAAAGTTCATGATATCGTCATAAACAATCGCAAATGCCATAGCTAAAAGCGCAATAATGGCAATAATAGCGATAATAGGCCATGTTGCTGCAAGTGTTGCTGATGCAGCAGCTAACATAGGGGGAACGTAATACAGCGCTACAGCCAAACCAATGGCAGAGAAGAAGCCTATCAATAAGTTTTTATTTTCTTTGCAGAAAGAAATAAATTTAGTTAACCAATCTAGCCCCTTCGATAAAGCGGGGATCACCATTTCTAGAAAAGAATTTTTTAATACCCCCGATGTTTGCTGAAACTTAGACATGGCTGTATTGAATTTAATCGAACTTTCAATACTCTCTTTACTAATGCCTGAGTATTCTTTTTGAATACCCATTGTGCGCTCTAATTCTTTGCGCCCTTTCATCATTAACTCAATGGTTTTATCGTCCGATACCCCCATGCCTTCCAGTGTTTTCTTCGCTTTATCAAAGCTCATGCCTTGAACTTTGTCCGCTGTCTGAAGTACTTTTTCCATTGAGTCTTTAGTGTTGCCAAACGCATTGGCCATCGCGGATAAATCAGCCTGTGCGGACTCTCTAGAACCGCCTAATTCAGCCATTGCACCAGAAAATGCATCAACATCTACAGTTGCAACACCAATTTGTTTACCCAACTTATCCAGCGTTTCAATCTCTTGAGAACGAGAAACGGATTCGGCAAAAATACTGCCAATGCTCATTACAATACCAACAGCACCTAGTGCTTTTGTCGCAAACCCCGCAACCGAGCTTCCAGCTTCCTTGTATTTAGCCTCCGTTTCTGAAAGTTCTTTTTGTAAGTGATCCTGAGCCTTTGATTCCTCTTCAGTGGTTTTAATCCCTTTTGTACGTATAGTTTCAATAAATTGCGTATAGTCGGCATTTAATGCAGTAAGAATGGCCTCAATGGCTTTCTTTCCCTCCCTGTTCTTTTTTTCTGCATTAGTGAGTGTGCTTAACTCATTATTCAAAGCCAGTAATTCATCTTGCATCTGTTGATATTGAGCATTTAACGTTTCGGATGAAACACGGCTTTCATTTACGCCTTGTGATAGCTCACCACGTTGGATATCAAGCAAGCTCATTGATGACTTTAGTTCATCAATTTTAACGATGACTGAGGCGATTTTTTCTTGCGTATCACCCACCTCAACCTCGATATTTATCGGCTCCCCTGATGACAATTGTTCAATGCTGGCAATAATACTTTGAATAAAATCACTCACTAATTGCGAGTTGTCCGTCGCACTTTCTTTAATGCGATCTATCTCCGCAATCAGGCTGTCAGCAACTCCGGAAGTATCACTATTAACATGAATATCGACTGAGTTTGACGATAACTCTGTCAATTGTGCAGATAGATTTTGAATAAATTGAGTAAACCCATCAGCGCCCATCGTTGCCGATTGTTGCGCCTTTTTCATCTCAGCGATAATGTCATCGGTCGATTTACTCACTCGATTAAACGCATCATCGGCTTGGCGGGTATCGAATTCAAATACCTGAACAAAGGTATCTAGCAAGGCCATATGATTTATCCTTTCGATGAAGCCAGCGCTTCGTTATAACGGTTGGTAATGGCGATCTCCCACAAATCAAACGCCTCTTCTAAATCTATTGACGTTTTGAGTTCGGTGAGCGTGGCGAAACCGGCTGAGATGATGACGGCAAAGAAGCCATCAGCGTTTTTATAATCGACGGGAGTGAACCGGTGATTTTGTTGAGCAGGAATTGGAGGAAACCTTGGCTCCCGTCTTTGCCGAAAAAACTGGTGTTATACTTCAACATTTCCAGTTCTAGACGAATAAGAGCTTCACCATCGGGCACATGGTTATCAATTAAGGTGCTGGTTTTCAGATAAATCTCTTGTCCTTCTTTTTCGACAGCAACATACGCCATCATCTTTAGCATGGCTTCTTTACTAACTTCATAGTCGCCAATTTTAGGCGCATTCGATAAAGGATATTTAGCGAGAATTTCACGTCCAATCGTTGCCGGTAATCGGCTAATAATAAAAGTGTGCTCTTCACGATCAGCATCGGTGATCGTAATTTCTTTCGGTTTAATTAACATGATTAATATCCATAAAAAAAGGCGGAAGAACCGCCTAGAATTAACGTGCGCGAGTGCGATCGAAGTCTTGAAATACGAAGGTATACGCTTTGGATTTGTGTCGTCCTGCACTGGCAACAGAGCTACCACGACTACCATTGGTGATTTTTCCGTTGCGTGCCGTGGTTGTTGAGCCATCACCATACGAAGCGACCATAGTGATAATGTCACCGGCATGCCGTTGTCCGCGACGAGCGGTATTGGAGTCAAGCAAGATAGCGAGGTTTTCGTCTTCTTCACTACCGGCTAACACGTTAATGGTGACCGTTTGAGGTGTTGGCGTTGACCAACTGACAAGATTGCCATTAATATCCATTCCTGTTTGCGCAATGTCCACTGCAGGCAAATCTAATGGATCGGCATCATCAGCGAAGGCGGTAATTTGAATGCCGGCAGGAAAGGTTTTATGAGCCTGAATAACAATACTCAAGCCGGTTGCTGATACATCATGCATATTGTGTTCCTTACACTAAGTTGTGAGAGCCTTCGACTTTACGAACCCAGTCGCCCTTACCGTAAATTAATACATATTTCATCACGTACTCGGGTAAATCAGAGGGGCCTGTGTTTTCAACAATTTGAGCGTTGTACCAATAACCTTTGTTTTGTACATCGTGCCATGCCAAATCATCACCAGAAGCGTCTGTCACCGCGATTTTTTGCACATCGGTTAAAGTTTTACCCGCTAGAATAGTGCCGTTATTAATTGCCTTGGTTACTGCCCCAGCAATCACCATCATTGCACGTGCTTCACCGTCTTTATTGGCAGGTACTCCACGTGTGGCCATAAGTAAACTGAACCACTGTTGTGAGATATAGGCTTTTAACCATTGCTCATTAGCATGGACACTCATATCTAATGGGTTGGCAACACCACCACATAAGAAGCCACGTTGATAGAAACTGATATGCGAACCCGATACGGCCGTTTCTCCGTAATAATTCACCCGTAATTTATCTAAGCGATCGGCATCGATATCGGTCGTAATTTGAGACGGGAATGTGACACCAAATTGGCGATACATATAGTTTGTCGTCGCATTGGTTCGGTCATAATCCGTGGCGGACATAATGGCCATAGGTAACGCTTGAACAAAGAAGTTATCTGCTGTTTTTAGGTTTAAGCCCGTTGAAGCCGTACCCACCAACGCCCCGCTAAAATCTTCTGCATTTTGATTGGTCACAGACAGGTGCAATTGATACTTCACGTTTTCGCCTGCCACGTACTGCGCCAGCTCTACGGCATGCTCTAATGAGAGTTCCGTTAAAAACGTTGCACTACCAAAAGAGTCAGAAACAGCCTCAGAAGCAATAAAGGCTTGTAACGGGGTTTGCGCTGGATTACCGGCTGATGATGTGCCGTGGCTAATATTCATCGCATCAGCAAGCACCGATTGGCGTACACTAATATCCGCACGCTCTTGCACACCACCGCTAATGACAAAGGCACTATCCAGAGAATTAAACGTGACATAAGCGCTAGAAAACTGAGGTTCATTTTCTGCGTTTAATTTCGCTTGCACCGCTGTTGCAACATCCGCGTATGATGTGCTTTCAGTAAGATCAATTCCTGTGATTGTTTTTGTCACTTTTCCGATAGTGATATTAAGTTCACCGTCATTAATTAATTTTAAATCAGCTAAATCGCCTGTCTTTTCGCCAAACAAGGTAGGCGCTCGACCAACAGGCTCATAAGAGGCAATTTGCAGTTCTTTCGGCTTGCTTGCGGGTGCTGGGCTGACATAGCTGAAATATTGACGCGCAAAATGTGCCTCGGGGGAGTCAGTACCCAATAAGTCATCCACTTGGCCACTGGCAAATTCAAGCACTTTACCAGCAGGGATTTTAGGGTTAGTTGAAAAAATACGAGCCGTGAGCTTACGCATCGGTACAGCAGACGCGCCAATCACCGCACTCGCGATATCGACATAGCGAGTTTGTTTGATAGACATAACGTTCCTTAAATACGATAAATATCGGGATACAACGCACTCACGGCGTCTGTATCAGGATGAAGTGTGCGATTAAATGTCACATTGAAATCAAATGAGGGGTTTTGTTCGTAGTTGCCCTGGTCATTCAGAAAATAAGGCGTTCGAATACCGGTTGCCCGCTGAACGCCAATGCCTTGTTTGCGGAGAGCTTCAACAAAGGGCAATGAATTGGCGATCATTCTGACAATCGCGGTAATATCACTCGCTGAATAATGGCCTAACTGGGTAATGAAAGCTTGAACTTGGTACGTATTTTCGGATAACTGGTTTTCTTGGTGATTGGCTTTATTGCCTTGAACATTATATTTTCGGCTCTGCCAACCGTGACCGTTTTCATTGATGGGAAAAAACATCACCATGTTATCTTCACGGCCTTGCTTGGTAGATTGGAAACCGGCTTTAACGGGGATCCCAATGCCGACTTCTTTTAACTGCAACAAGAGTTGTTTGCGAATAGCAACATCAACCTCATAATCCGTCATAAGTACCCGCCTCGATACAGATCACCGATTTCCAGCCATCTTGTTCGTACCAGTCTGCATCACCCACCACATCATATTTTCGACCATTGAATACAAGAAAATCAGGAGATGTACCTCGTTGCACAGCTTTAATATCATGAGAGGTATATAAGCGCCGGTACACTTGGCTCGTATCTAATCCCATTGATTGAACATCTTGGGTATCGACCGCCTGCCAACTTCCGCGAACTTCTACGGGATCGTAATAGTAATTCTGGTCATTCCCTCTATCATCAGGTCCACGTTCCTTGAATCGAAACCAGAGCACCTTTTGCTGGGGAATATAACGTGAAGCAATACGATTTAAGTTACCAAACATTATTTATCCTCCACTGCGAAACTAACCGCTTGAAGCATTTGACCTGTATCGACTAACGGCTTATCCGTGGCTTTGCCTTTGCTATGTCGACGAGCTCTTGCTTTGACCGTTGAATCATCGAGTGCCGGTGTTGTGACTGCTTTTATTGCCATTTTCACATCGCCCGCAACCGTCGCACCGATTTGTGTCAGCCCGTTATCCAGTGTGATGTTGCCCTTAATAGAGGCTTTCACAGCACGAAAAATTAACTGACTATAATCCTGCTTTTTATCATTCATTGTCGGTCGTAAAAATGGGCGAGGAGGAATGCCACCAGCGGGATAGCCCAACTCTTGAATAGAAGCAATATAAGCAATAGGTGTTCCATCGGGGTACTTTGAATGCTCAAAGAAACCAACACTTAATCGCTTTTTAGCCAATTCATCGTAAACCGCTTTTAATTGCGCTAATTTAGTCATTAACGTAACCGCCCTCCTCGTGTAAATCGCCCACCTACACCACGAAATGCTGAACGCTCACCGCCACCACCAAAATATTGAGGGACGCTACAACGTTTGATCAGTGCAAGAAATTGCTGACCAAATGTGGTCATTTTGAACCAGTGCGACCAGTCCGAACCGGCAGGCGGTGCAGAATATGACACGCTCACTTTATCGATAGTCACACTCGTCACCACACCGGTAGGTGACTCATCATCAGCAATCATTTTTCTGAGTGTTAGCATGTGTGCAACAACGAGCATCCACAGCTCGTTAGTGCAAACACCCTTATATACAGAGAAATAGTTCAACGCAGATTGAGCAATGATAAATATTTCATCATCACACACACCGTTAAACTGCGGATAGAGCACACGAAATGACGTTAAAGGAAATGTGCTCGTCTCCATGATCACTTACCTTTTTTGTTGGTTTTAGGAACGTCTAACTTTTCAGCTTCTAACGATTCAGGAGTGTCAGGGGCTGATTGGTCGCTAGCTTCCATATCAGTGGCAACTTTTTCGGGATCTTCTTTGCGAGGCTCAACGGCAATAAAGCCATTCTCACAATGAAGATTAAAAACGTGATTTTCTTTGAGCTGTTTATATTGTTCATCAGTAATTTCTGTTACACGGCCACGCGGTGTGTACATGTGTTTAGTCATCACATTAGCTTGACCCGCAATAAACACTTTCCCATCTCTCACGGTGTAGTTCTGGTCATTCGATAAGGTGCAATAGGCATAAAGAGGCATGGAGTGCTCTCCTGTTATTTGGATATAAAAAAGCCCTCAAATGAGGGCGCAAAAAGAGAAGTGGTGAGATTAGATACCGGTTAAGCGTGTCACCGCCCACGGACGAGTTACAAACACACCCGCTGTCGCATTGGTCGCATCTTCCATATACCCTTTAATTTGGTTGAGTGAACCTAATAACTGGTATTTCACAGGCACGACTTGCAGGATCACCGCACTGGTTGCCGTTGAACCATCATCAATACTATCTGCGAACATATAGGCCACATCAGCCCCACCATTTGCGCCTGCAAATTCAGGAGAGAAAACTAGACGCATATTCGGATAGTTTTCTTTTATCCATTGATAAACTGTCTCCCCTCGCGCGACTGGATTAGCCACATTCAGTGCAGAACGAAAACCTAACGGTAATGTTAAAGTGATTGGCGTATCATCCTTGATAATACCGCCAGAGCTGATTTCAATGCGCGAGAACATATCGGTTATATCAGCAGTAATATCCGCGAATGTTCCCCCTTTCCATTTACCTTTAGCGGTTTCATAGGCTGGCAAGTTAGGCTCATTCATTAAACCAAAGACGCGCGTTTCAGGGCTATTAAACCCGTAGTAACCCACTCGCTCACGCCCTTGCTCTAATGATTCAGTCACTGAATTGCGCTTTTCTTCCATCGCAACAAAACCTGCAGACGATTGGCGCGCTTCTTCTAATTTCCCCACTTGGAAACCTAATTCGAAACGAACAAGACCACGGCGCTCTTGGTCTTGCGCATAAGACGCTAATGGTACATTGGTATGATCACCATAAAGTTCGGCTTTACCGGTTGGTGTCGCCACATTCAGAATGATTTCTTCATCATGCCACTCGCCCGCATTAACAATACCTGTGATTTCATCTAACACACGCACGCGCGTAGCAGTACGAATGACACCCGGTAAAACGTGTTGCAACATTTCGCGTTGAATTAAGCCCCCCTGCATTGCACCACCGCTGATCGCGGAGTCCATCGCAGAAAAACCACCAAAGCCGATTTGCGCTAATTCCCCGTATGTCCATTTCTGATCAGGGTTAATATTTAGTTGGCCATGTTTTTTGACATCACGACCAGACATGTGAAACTTAATTTTACTGACTGGCATTATTCACCTTCCTTTGGAGATGCTGGATATGGGATTTCTGTTAAACGAATAATGCCCAAGTGAGCACTTTCTGTTGACTCAAGGTGTCGGCTGATAAAACCAATGACACGATCACCTGCACTAATGGTGGCTTTCGAAGATAGCGAACCGTCTGCTTCATCAAAAACAACCGGTGCGTTGATTTTTCCTGCCACTTCTTTTAGTTCAACGAAAACCTCCCCCATTGTCAGGAATTCACCTTGCGTACCGTTACGAGCGAATGCTTCTTCGATACGATAGGCTTTAGGGTTAATCATGATCCCCGCAAATGCCCCTTTTCCCCCAACTTGAACAGATTCCACGGAATCATCTTTGTAGGTATAGGCGCGACCGAAAATATTCAGCTTTTCATCTGCTGAACTGAGAATGGCGGAAACAGCGCGAATAGGACCTGCATGACTAATTTCACCAACAACGCCAGAAATTAAGCCGTTTGCTACTGATTTAGGAATTGCCATTATTTAGCTCCCCATTTATCCATAATTGATTTATTGCTCACTGCAGAGTCCATTGTTGAGCTGGGCTTTTGGGAGTCAGGCACACGCCCTTGCATCCAAGCATCAAGAGCAATGGCTTCTGTGCCTTTACTGCATTGAATACCCAGTTTTTCAACACCGTACTCGGCAACTTGTTGTTGAGTCATGGCTGAGTGGTCAAACACACCAATAAATGGCGTTAATTTATGCGCTAACGAATCACGCGCACCGATTTGTTTGAGTAACTCCCCCGTATCCATTGCGGGTTTGGCTTTTTCTAATCGCTTAATTTTACGTTTTAGCGATGCCATTTCATCCATTGCGGTCATGCTACGATTTAAGCGTTTTAAACGACGATGAAGGCCATCGGTAGTGGCTTGGTCAAGATGCTCTTTGGCTTCTTCAATCGCTTCGACAGCTTCTTCAATGGCGACCTCGGCTTTCTCGACTGCTTCAGGTTCGCCAGATTCAGCCTCTTCTGTGGCAATTTCGGCTTTTTCCACTGCTTCTTCTGCTTTCTGCTCTTCGTCAGGATCAGAATCAGTTGAAGGTTTTTTCTCTTCTTCTGGATCATTATCTGTTGCAGGTTGAGTGCTGGTGATGACTTCCTTGATAATGGCTTTTAACGCTTCCAATTGCTCGGGCGTAAAGGCACCTTCATCAGTGGTTGGTTTGTCTTTGTTTTCATCTTCAGGATTCATGCGAATAAGTTCCTTTGTGTCTATGGTAATAACAAGATGGTCTTGTACAGCAACATCAGCGCCAGTGCGCCCTTCATCAACTAACGCAAGATGGTTGGCTCTAATATGCCGTTGTATGGCGTCATAACGTTCACCGTTAAATTCGCCTGGTGTGAAATCGTAAACACAGCGATAACCCGGAGATAATTCAATTTTTCCTCCTTCAATTTGGTTAAGCGCTGAATTAGACAGGATTTTGATATTGCCTCTGAGGTAGGGGTATTCAAAATAAACTTGCTCCCCGATGACCCCTTGTATCCCTTTTGTCTCTGCAGGCGTGCCGTCTTTCCCTAACATTTCATGCTCATCAACAAAGGGCTTTAATTTGAACGAATTAATTGTCTCTGTGCTGGCCAGTTCTTCTTGTGGGCGATACACCTTGTAAATTTTTTCGGGTATCGGTGCGCCAATTTCAAACCCTAAATAATCAAAAACCCCAACTTTAGAGATGGGGTTATCTTTCACTTCCAGCCAGCCGTTTAAATCATATTGTCGTTTGGTCATGTCTCCTCACCGAAATCTATTACGGGTGTCCAGAAGCACTTACAGTTTGGTAATTGTCCGGGCAAGCCACGCTCACCTGTCCGTTCATCAATCACAGGTGGGTTATCTAAATCAAACACTTCACCATCCAGACGCAGATGTAATTCACGCGGTTCGGCACTACCAGCCGAGTGATGCCAAACTGCCTTACGAATACCGGCAGATTTCATACGCTCATAATTCACTGCAGTCGTGATTTTTCGTGTTTGATCAACAGCGATAAAATTCGCCCTTTTTTCAGTCACACTGCCTGTATGCCTAATTTCCTCTAATAGCGTCTTTGCACCTTCACCACCTTGGCTAATAGAACGTAATGCAACACTTTCAATACGTTGATGAAATTGCAGTGGAATAGATTTAATTAACGATACGTTTTCAGCTGTAGAGGCAATAATTTTATCTTTCAAGGCTTCGGGCATGGCTGGGGTTTTGATGGTGATCCCCCCTGACAACTGTTTGAGAGAATCATCTAAATTACGCTTTGCGCCTATATCGACTTGGGAAACAAATTTATCCGCAATCTCTGTGGATTTTTGTTTAAAAATCTTATCCCATTTGCGTTTTAGCCGGTTAAGCCAGATGCGTGTTTGACTGGCAAAACTGGCATCCATCGTAAAACCGTCAAAGTCGTCATTTAATTCACTAAACACTTTTTCATAGTCTTTAATCATTGCATTAATGAGTCGTGACATGTCACCTTGATAACGACTAGCTGGGGCGACTGAATACTGCAGGGGCTTCCCTTTCATTACTGCTTGGCGAGAGGTTGCCCATTGTGCTCGCTTCGTTCGTACTCGTATTCGCCTCGACATAATCTGCCTCGTTCACTTCAATGCCGTAATAGCTAGACGCTTTATTGCTGGCCAGTTTTTTACGGATATCTAACCCATCTATCGCACCAGTCGAAGCCAGTGCCACATCGGTCTGCGCTTCTTTCAGTTCAATATCCGCACTCTCAACAGCCGTCGGGCTATCAAGTGGAGCCCATGTGATAGAGATTTCTGTCACAGGTAAACCATCGCTACGCATTAGCATGTCGTAATGGCGCTGCAATAGCTCTTCAAGGTCGTTTGATTGGATACTTTCAAGCTCTTCGCGGTAATTGGCTTCTTCGTATTCACCCGTTGAATTAAAGCCTTTCGGGGTAGTACCTAGCAGTTTTGTTGCTGGTACATTTGAAGCCGATGCCACCAGCTGATATTGCGTCATAATCGTAGCGTCTAAATCCGCTAATGAGGTGTCGAACTGTTGAACCGTATCTTCACTGCCCGTCATTTGCACACCATAGTTATCGCGCATCTCCATAAAATAAAGCATATTTTCGCGAATAATATCCTTATCAGCGCTTTCTGGATCTGCAATCCCCATCGTAAGCAAACGCTTAGTCATTGCCAGTTGTGGTGCTTCATTGGCGGTACGTTCTGAAGCGTAGACACGCTCATAAATACGTTCTGGCACTGATACGCCAAAGTAGTTGTACATTGGCTTAAGCACGTTAGGTACAGGAAACGGCACAAACTTAATAAAGTGAGACTTGTGATACTTACGCCCACCAATCACATAATAGGTCGGCTCGTAGAAACCCATGCTGGCAGGATCTTGAACATTGGAATCCGTTAAATCGGCCGTTACCCATTGTGGATCAATCTGTTTAATACCTTTATACATCCCTTTAGTCACACCATCGATATTAAACGGGTTTTCGTACCACTCTTTCGGGTTTGATGTCTCCACAACGAATAATGCTAAGCGACCGCCGTATACTCTCCCAAAATGAACCAGCTCTTTCAGTTGGTGTGTAATACGGTATTTTTTATCACGTTTACGGAGCTTTTTACTGATAGCGCGATCATCATCGTTATCACAATCAATATCGTAGCCTTGGCGAATTGCATCACGCGCGGGCATATTGCAGGCTTTATCCACCAGCCAGTGTTTAGCGATAACCGCACACATATTGTTGCCGATAAACATTTGTGAGGCATACCATGAGGCCTGTGACTCAGGCACACCGTAAACCTGCTCACCTTTAAATGAGGGCACATAGCTATCAATGCTATCCATCGCAACACCTGCAATTGTGGGTTGGGGTAAATTAATCCCATCAAAGCCCTGTTCTCGCGCCAGCGCAGGATATAAGTCAGTTGTGAATGCTGACCGTTTAACCGGTGCGAGTGGTTCTGTTTTTCGCCTCTTAAACGGCCACCACATAGTTCATCTCCTAGTTGTGAAGAAACTACCTTTTTTCTTCTGATATAAATCGCGTAATGCTTGAGTCATGGCATCTACTGTGTCGTCATTGCTAGAGAACGGAAATGTAGTGATCTCTTCTACTGTTTCAACAATCCAAGGTGCAATGCTTTTGTGTGGTAGCCACACGTTGCCAGCTTCCCACTCAGCAGTACACGCATGAGCGCGAGCAACCTTGCTACCATCTGGCTCGACGGGAATTAACCCTGATACGGTTGATTTGAGAGAGTCGATTACAGCAGGGCCATTGGCTTTGTCTTCCACCAGCTTACGTCGTCCCTCAGGGAATTTTTCAGCTAACCATTTCACCGACTTTAAGGTTTCAGTAAAGCTCATGCGTTTTCGAATTTGATACAGTAAATAAGCATTTGCATCTTTCTTACCCCATACCTGCCCCACCACATAGTCAGTACCGTCACTGTCTTTAAAGGTCATATCCCAACTATGGATAACCTTATCGAATTTTTCAGGTAGGTCTTTCGGTAGATAGTACTGAGCAAATTCTTCGTGGAAGATTTGACCATCCCCCGGCTTAGGTGATTGTTGGTACATAGCAGACCAGAAGTAATCACCAAGGATTGCTTTTGTCTCAAGGAGTTTGTCAATTGGGTGTAACTCTGGTACCAGTGCTTCCCCTCGTTCATTGATTGCAGGGAATGCAAGCACCTTGGTTTCAGGCGCTTTTTCTTTTAATTGACCAGACAAATCATCAGTTGCCCATCGAGTGGCCATGATAATTTCACCGCTATTTTTTGATAAACGGGTCTTAAAGGTCGAAACGTACCAGTTCCAAATTGATTTTTTAACAGTTGGGCTAAGTGCCTCTTTCGAGTTCTTTATCGGGTCATCAATAATGCCGAGGTCAACTTTCTTACCCGTTAATGGGCCACCTACCCCGGCACAAACATAACTGCCTTTGTGATTAGCGATACCGAACTCGTCAGAATTACGTTTAACTGCAATGCCGTTTTCAGGCTTATTGCCTAACCAACTTTTAGGAAATAGCACGCGATATTCATCGGACATCATAATGCGCTGAACATCGGTATTCATATCACCGGCTAAATCTGAGGAATAAGACAGCGCACCCACACGCATGTTAGGGTATTTTCCAAAGAAATAAGCGGGAAGATAGCGAGAAACAATATCAGACTTACCATGTTGTGGCGGTGCCCCTAATATTAATTTAGGGCGCTTACCTGCCATCATATCAATCAAGAACTGGTCGAGCGCATCACATACCGTCTGAGAAAAATGGCTTGTGATGTATTCAGGGTTTATATACTGAATAAATTCGTGCAAACTACGTCTAGCTATCTCTCTCCTGACTTCTTCATCAAACAAGTCGAAATTGACATCCATAGAGATACCTAAAGTGACAAAAATAACCCTTTCATGCCGTAATTGGCACGAAATGATTTTCATGTTTTTGATAACAATTGATTAACAATAAAACGGCATTAAAACAGAAAGAAGATTGTTACTTTTAGCAGTTTTGGTTGTGTTTTTAGTTGAGTTCAAAAGTGAAGGGGCGCATTAGAACCATTATGTTAAATAGAACTACTTTTCACCCTTTTTTCTCAATTGAAGAAGTTGCTCGAAGCTTAAGTGACTTAAATCTATTCCTGTTGTTTGAATAGGACCACCATCGACACCCGTTAATTCCGTCTTGTTCTTTAGCATACCTAAATGCTGTGCAACCATCTTAAGCGCTTCATCTTGATTACGAGTGATAACCTCGACACCAAACTTACCTTCTTTCACTCCTGCAAATACTCGACGAGCTGGCCCTGTTAAATCACGCGTATCATGAAAGTACGCACGACCAATACCGGCACCGTTACAACGAGGGCAATCAGGATTTGGATCTAATGTTTCATCGTAACCGTAACCGCCCACATCTTGTGGAGGAGGTTTCTTTGCTACGACTGCTTTTTTAGTAGCGTCTTCAAACTCTATCGAATCACGCCACTGGTAATTGAAACCAAAGCCCCAACAATGACGGCAACATAAGCGTCGATATTCGGTCAGCTCGTTAACGTCTGCCGTTGCGATATCCCACCATATTTTTAATACGGCATCTTGGGTTATCTCTGTTCTGCGTTCCCGTTCGGCTAATGCGTCAGTGATTGCTCTTGAAACCTTAGCATTTCTTAGCATGCGAGTAGCATTTACATAAGCTGTATTTCCTTCGCCTTTATAACCGGCTCGCTTATATGCTCCTGTTCGATTTAAGTCGATAAGGTATTCACTAACAAATTTAATCTGTTGTTCAGTTAGCCCGTAATTGCGCAGACTAAAGGTGTTTTCATCATCATGCGCATTACTTGATCCATTACTCTGCGCAGTGGGTATATCACTATTGCACATTGGCTCTTTTGCGCATTCTTTTTTCTGCGCAGTGCGCAATTTCTTGTGCGCAGTTTTTTGCGCATTCTGCGCACTGGATATTTTGATATATCGTCGGGCTGTTGCGTAGTTTAGTTCCTTTAGTTCGCACCACTCTTTAGGGGATATTCCTGTTATAGCATGTTCGGCGAGGAACTGTTGTTGTAGCATCCCCCAATCCGGTTTTGCCATTGTGTTTATCTCCTTAGCCTATTAAAAAGCCCATTCGTTAAAATAGGCTTTGTGATTGACTCTTATGAATTGTACTCGTCTCTCCGGTTGTCACGCCCTTTCTTCTACCTACAGCTGACGTTGCTGATAATGACCGAAAAATAACAAAATGACGGTATTCATTGTTTTTGACTCTCACTATGCGCTATCTGCTGAGAATAAAACAGGTTATGGCTAACATAGGAGACAGCGACAACGCTACGCCTTCTTCTATTGGCACGAAATAAAAATAGCAGTATGATTAATGAGTATTTATTTTTTGCTTAAATTCAGCCACCCTGTGAAATCAAACTCACAGGTTTATTTTTATATTGTGCTGTTTATTTAAGTGGGAGATAAATAGGAATAATCAATCTGGTATATATACCTATTTAAGCTATACTAAGTAGTTATCGCTACACTTTAATTGATATCTTGTTAGTATTGCCCAGCCTCCCATGCTGGGCTTTTTTTATTCCATGCATTCTTGTTTGATATAATCCTGCAACCCTTTAATCATCTGTTCTGACTCTGCAATTCGCTCTCTGAGTAACCAATAATTTCTGATAGCGGTGTCAGTAGGTCGGGCGGTGGTTGCATCATCCATGCTGGCGGTGGAAGTGGTGGTGCTTTTTGGACACTCAGCTTTGATGTACACCCTGTCAGGATTACGCTCAGCACTAACGCGCAACCTATCAATTTCAGCTTTTGCATTTGTGAGTTCCGTCGTGTGTTTTGTATCAAGCTCGTTTAATTTGGTAATGCGAGCTTGGTATTTTTCGTTGATTTTAACTTGTTCTGATAACTGAGCGGTTAGTTCACTATTTGAGGCTTTCAGTTTATCTATCCTATTCCCTTGCCAAGTCATACCGACGCTCATCATCAAAATAACGCCCACGGACACTATTGTTTCGCCTAGATTCATAGCAACAACCAAGCATCTTCAAAGACTTTCTGACTGTATGGTTGGTACCCAAGCTCGACACCAACAATGGCCGTAGCCAATGCGATAGCAACTTCTTTTTTGCTTACTGATACACAATCTTCCGTGCTTACATTCAATTCTTTCGCGACTCGCTGAATGTAACCCTCGGTATTATTTTCTTTTGGTGGGGCGTAGCGATTAATAATTTCACGGATAGAACATAATCCGTATTTCTTTTCGTAGGTTCGCATCAATACATAAATTGCACGAATACCGTACTCTGTAGATACAAATTGGCAGAAGTCTTTATCTGTTTGCTGTGCTGATAGTCCTTGCCAAGGTTCTCCGTGTCGAAGATTGCCTGGATTGTTATTACGCTCACCGCGTGCTGGTCTAGTCATCTTTAACTCCAAACTTAGCCTTTACTATTTTGACAGCGCCCTCAAAAAGTGCGTATAGTTTCTTTGTCCCTAAAAATCCAATTACAACACCACAGAATTCCGCCAATAATGCCCACGAACTAGCATCACCACTACGTGATAGCCACCAATCAATAAACCGAATAGTTCCAACACTAAGCAAGCCACACATAACGGCCTCACCTAAGGAACGCTTCCATTGAGAACCAGCCTGTCTTTCTCTGATGTATGCAATTGTTGTAGCAATAGTAAATCCACCTAAGAGTGGGAGGACCGATTGTAACCAGCGTAAAATCTGCTCCCATTCGAATTTTTCTGGCATACGTTTCATACCCACCTCCCCATAGGAGGAATTTAGTTAATAGAACGCCGACTCACAGCTCTTATGTGAACGTGATAACGAGGGTAATTGCTCTGTGGTCGGCATATACAAAAAAAGTCGCACTAGACAACTTATTGAAATAGATGGCTGGTTTAGTTCAGCCAGACTGTTACGCGCTACCATAACCTTATAGCAAGGAATTCAGTTGTTCGGAATAACCGAATATGTGAACTATCCGTAAATTCCGGAGAGTTGAGCCTGTAAGACTTACTTACGAATTGATGCTTTTATTTCTTGCTCTGTTTGTTCAAAACGCTCTTTCTCAAGTTCAACCCCAAGAACTCGACGATTTAACTTTAATGCGGACTTTTGTGTTGCACCTGATCCCATAAAGAAATCAGCAACCAGATCACCTTCGCGACTGCTTGAGCGAATAATGTGTTCCATCATTTCAGCTGGTTTTTCACAAGGATGTTTACCTGCGTAATATTGCACAGGTGGATACGTCCACACATCGGTGTAAGGAACATCAACGGTGACAGAAAAAGGACGGCGCAATAATTGATATTGTTCAGCAAGCTCCTGGTACTCTCGACTAAGAGAAGCCTGCACCTTTATCAAATCAGTATGATCACGATTTAAAGGATTACTACTAAACTTTTCACTTGCTACGCGATGAAACAGCTCCTGCAGTTTTTTGTAGTCAGACTCACTCGGTAGTTGCCATTGGCTGTAACTAAACCAGTGTGAAGCCATTTGTTTACCTGTGGCCTGTTTTATTTCTTTTGCTGTTATTCCTAACGATTCACGTGCAGATTTAAAATACTCAATTAAAGGCTTAAATACATTTTCTTTAAGCGCTTTGCATTGCTGAAGATAAGCACTACTTTTACCCTTGTATGGGCTTTGATAATGTTCAGCAAATAAAATTCTTTCCGTGCTTGGAAAGAAACTGCGTAAATCAGCTTTACATGTCCTGCGCCAAGGCCCTGATGGTTTAGCCCATACAATGTGACTTAGAATATTAAATCTTTCACGAACGAGTAATTCTGTATCTGACGCTAGTTTCGAACCGCAAAAGATATAAAGGCTACCGTTAGGCTTTAATACTCGCCAAAATTCCGCAAGCATTTCATCAAGCCAAGATAAATATGATGTTACGTTTTCCCACTGATTATCCCAACTACAAGACTTCACCTGAAAGTAAGGCGGGTCAGTTGCGATTAAGTCAATACAATTATCGGGAAGTGTTTTTATATAGCTGAGTGAGTCATCATTGACTAAATTTACACTGTTTAAATTCACAGTATTTTTCATAGATCAGGAGAACCTTTTTTGATAAGCTCACTATGCTTTGTGCACATAAGCAGTGGGCTTTAGTTTGTCCGTGATCTACCAGAACGGGTGAATGACTGTAAAGGTGCTACCAACACTTTTACAGTCGCCCATTTTCACAGTATTAGATATTTTGAAATGTGTTTTCTTTGATGTTTTCTTTGATTAGCCCCGCCATCGCCAACTGAGTTAATATCAATTGACAACGTGGCTCAGTTAAATAAGTAAACTGTGCAACTTCGCCAACAGTTACCTCTTTCGTATGCGGAACAACTTCAAAAACAAGTCTTGCCTCTTCTGTCATATCACTATGTTTTAACATGATATTTTAATACCTTTGGTCAGTTATTGGTCGCGAACACACATGTAACTCTGAACAAAGTAAACAGCAAGTCTTATCTGTTTTAGATACAAAAAAACCCAGCGCTTAGGCTGGGTTAGTTGGTCACTGTATAAAAACGGCAACTTATACTTAAATAGTGGATCATTGGCTCAAAGAAGTCAACACGTTCTTGCTATTATTTTTACTTTTCCACTCTTTTTCTCGTTTTTTAAATGCATCTTTTAAATGTGGGTAAATTAAATATTCGGCTGAATTAATTATGTCCTCAATTTCTCTTCGGCATGTAGACATCGAGGGTTTTCTATATTCTACCGTTCTATTGCGCCTAATCATTTGTCGCGGTTTTGCTATATTGTGGTAATAACGAGCAATAGCGCGATCTGAACTACCGAAGGCATAACGCAGTAACAAGAGCGTAAACGCTATTCTGTCTATGTGATAAATTTTATCGACCACTTTAGCAATCAACATTCCGTCATCGTCATTACACATTTCTCGCTCAGGATAATCACGCCTTTCTACTGTCGCCATAAATTCAGCAATAATACTGCTTTGCCTTTTTTCTATCCTCCCTGAATATACCCATGCTCCAAATTTTGATAACCAAGGCTGGATCCATGCAACCTGATCATCATCAAGTTTTAACCCATCTGATATGCTCTTTATACTCGACATGCTCGTAGCTCCATTACTTCTTGCTTAGTCTGTTCTAATAACTCAATCTCGCTACCATGAATTTCTTGCCATGATTTAGGTGATGCATGAAAGCCGGTTTCATAACACGCCCTATGATGTGGCGGACACAGTGGTAAAACATCTGTATGACTTGCTCGTTGTGCCATTCCCTGCCCTGTTCTAACATGATGTATTTCCGCTCTACTTGCCCCAAGCCCCATATTGCGACAACAAATACAACCCAGTTCTGCTACATCTGATAGCCACTGTCTTTCTTCTTTGGTCTTTGATTTGATCATTGGTCTTGCCTCTACGTGAAACTTAATAATTGAGATACTGCATTTTCTACAGCTTTTTGAGTGGGGAACTGTTTACGAAGGATAAAATTCCAAAGGACATCGAGTGTGGCTTTGTAGAGTTCGCTAAATGCTAAGTCGCCCATATTTGCAAAGCTGATTGATTTAGCGACACGGCGTAAACTACCGTCAGGCATTTCAAACGTATCGTAATAACCGGCTTGCTCTACAACCCAATAGCGAAAAGCATCAAATGATTTTGTTGCTGAGATATTTTGTGCACGTTTTTGTGCGACTTCTTCTAGATAGATATCGGATGCTGATAAGAGCGCGTCAGCATTATCCGTGTAATATGAAAGGAATGTGATGTAACCACGCACAAGCTCTTTTTCTTCAGGTGAAATGGTACCGCCAACTGGTTCCCAATATTCATAGCCTAAGTTGAGTAATGCGAAGTATTTACGGTGAAATCTAGGGTTACGAGCTTTCTTAAAATTCGCTGAAAGCACATCACCACACTTGATTTTTGAATGCAGAAAATCTCTCGTAACAGGGTTAGCCGGTACAAGAGTATCGTTAGACATTTTGATAAAGCTATGCTGTGCCATACTTGACTCTCAGTTGACACAGCAAATATTTAGGATTGGGTGTTCAGACCAATACTGTAATAATACAATAGGTTGAGTTAGATAACCAGTTTCAACTCTTTGTATCCACTAGTGACCCAACATTCGGAATCACCTGACATACAACATTGCTGAACAGGTAATATATCACCACAACGCTTACATTTACGTTTAGATAATTTCTCTACTTGCTTTTTATACTCAGCATCATCTTTCCGAATAAGCATCTGTAGGTATTCAATAATGCCATACGGTTCTCGACCAGGCATGCGCAATACACAATTACGCTTTATCATTTCCAATTCTTGATTATCTACAAGTAATTCAATTTTAGTTACACCTAATTCTTTCTGCCGTTTACGTTGTTCCGCTTTACGTTCTGCTACTGTTTTTGCCATTGATCTTACCTCAATAATTCATCCATAAACATTCAGTACGAATTTTGGTACCACGACCGGCAGAAATACGAGCCTCTTTGGTTACTTTTCTCCAGCCTGATAATTCATCATCATATAAATTCGAGTGATAGCCACTGATAATTACTTTTCCAGAAACAGACTTAATAATTTGCAGTAACTCATGATGTTGCCCATTAGTCATTTCAAAGTTGTAATAACGATTACCACTCACTCGTGTTTCAGGCATATATGGAGGATCTAAATAAAATAGAGTATCAGTGGCGTCATGTTTTTTAATCAGATCTAATGCCGGCTTATTTTCAATAATGACTCCCTGCAAACGCTGACAAACTGCAGATAAGTTTTCAGGATATTTAGCCCACAAATGTGAGTAGATTGAATATTCACGTTTACTATCAGACTGAAATCCCGAGTTACCGTTTAAACCAGAAGCAGAACCAAACCCCATGCAAGCGCGAACAACCATGCGTCTAGCTCTCTCTAATGGATTATCAATAAACTCTTTAGCTAACATAAACTCGTCACGGGAATAAGCAGTAAGTAAGCAAGCCTCTTGTAACTTAATGTTTAATTCAGGATCTCTTAATACCTTGAATAGATTTACAACTTCACTATCTAGATCATTATATATTTCTGCATAGCTACGTTCTTTCTGCATTAAGACGCTAGCAACTCCACCAAAGGGCTCTACATAGCAACGATGCTCTGGAAAATAACTTAATATCCATTTTGCTAAACGAAATTTACCTCCGTGATAACGGATCACGGGGTGTTTAATTTGATGCTTACTCATGCTTTCATTACCTCACGCCAATAATTCAGCCTATCTCTAAAAAACTCCCGATGTACCTCAGGCGACTTTTCAATTTCCACCAGCACTCGCGTTCTATGTATTTTTTGATTGTTAAGCTGTCTAATTAATCGACTAGCTAATAAATCAAGCTGTTCTAATTCGCGATATTCTTCTGGCCACAAAGCTCGGTTGTAAGGTAAATCATCAGGCAAATAAGAACGCCTAGACATAATTACCTCGTCGTTTTTTGTGGTTTAACCTTAGGTTGATAAGGTGCTTTTGTTCTCGCTCTTGTTGACGCATGGAGACGGTCAATATGACACTGTGTATGGTCTAACCCATCATCAGGTAATATAGGGTGATTATCACGAACAAGAAATTCGTGTGTAAGAGAGTCTTTAATTAACATGGTCTTGCCTCTAATATTTAACTTAATGGCTTGGTCGAGCCTTAATAACTTATTTAAAATGCTCCAGTAGCTTGCTGGCCTTTTCGCGCATAGCTTTTTCTATTGTCATTTCCTTTAAATGACAACCTTTCAGCTTCCACATTACTAATATTTTTAATATAAGAATTCACCAACTGAGCATAAGCGGTACCAGTATTTCCATCACGATTTAATCTGAGAAGAATTTCCATTAGCGATTTATCAGCATTATCGTTGTAAACAGCATCACGATATAAACCAATCCATACATCACAATCTTGCTCAATTTGCCCTGTATCACGGCTATCAGCGGGTGTTGGTCGTTTATCTGCCCTATCTTCCAATTTACGATTAAGTTGGGTTAATAACAGGACAACACAATCCATTTCTTTTGCTAGATTTTTTAACCCTGTAGTAATATCACCGTATGCGATATCACGACGTTCAGCCTGACCAGCCTTGATAAGGGTAAGGTAGTCAATCGCTATTAGGCCTATTTGCCCTTTAACTCGTTTAACCTTGCGACATTCAGCAATGATATGGTTAAGATCAATACCAGGAGTGCTATCGATATACATATTAGATTCTGCGATCTCTTTTGCTCTGGCTAATGCTCTGGCCATTTCCATATCATCATGTGTACCTGTATAAAAAATATCTGCAGATACATCGCCTTCTTGAGAGATCATTCGTTCAATGATCCCACGGTCTGTCATTTCAAGGCTGAAAAGCAATGTAGGTAACTCGTGATTTAATGCAAAGTGAGTTGCAACACGATTATAAAATGCGGTTTTACCCATTTTGGGTCTTGCACCAACAACAATTAATGATCCTCTTAATGCCTGCTTAGGAGCCATTAACTCATCCAGTGACTCTATACCCAAAGTAAAACCCACTGCATTTTTAGGATCACTAAAACGCCTATCAACATCATCAAGCCAATCACCAACAACATCTAGAGCAGGCCTTAAACCTTTGCTTTTTCCTGTTTTCGCATGTTCTACAATGCTTGATACAACCTGCTGAACATTTGATAGTTTATTGTTGATATCAAGACCATCATTCGCCATTAGCATTTCAACGCAGGTATTCAGGTTGTTGATAGCATAACGCTGTATCGCCTTGTCTCGTACAATCCGAGCGTAGTTCACAATGTTAGCAACTGAGGGTAATCTACAAAGTTCCGCTATGTAGGCAAATCCCCCAACTTTTTCTAAATCACCACTACGAGTTAAAGAATCACTAACTGTAATAACATCTGTTGGGTAGTCAGATTTTATTAACTTCACAATCTCTGTAAAAATTCGACTGTGAGGTCTTGAATAAAATGATCCTGATTTAACTAGTGATATCACATGTTGACGCTTATCTTCGTCAGTGCTGATCATCAAGCCACCTAGTACAGCCTGCTCTGCTTCAAGATTGTATGGAGGGGTGAAATAATCATTTGTCATTAGCACGTTCCTCCTTGACGGCGACATAGCAACGCTCAGTAATCAAATAATCTAAATTTTTACGTCGCCATGTCCCCCCTCGCCCATTATCTCGATCCTCCATCATCCATCGACAATTACTGGCAATATACGATAAATAATTCTCCCAGCGCTCTTGATTGAATTTAAATTTTATCCAGAAATTTCTTAGCTTCCGTTTACGCTCATCAGTCATCACTTTGATAGCTGGCATATCAGACAAAATATCGTGATATGAATTAATAATATTTTCATAATTCAATTTAATTTTTGATGACGATTTGTTGTCGTCAGGTTCACCTGACGTACCATTAGTAATCTCTGTAGTAGTCTCTGTAGTAATCTCTGTATTTGTCTCACGTTTAGCAGTGGGGGCTATCACTTCTGTATGTGGGGGCTGTTCCGTTTCAACGTACCCCCTATCACGTTTAGAAGTAATACCTGTCACAAAAACAGGCTCTTCTTTTGTTTGATTATTAATCAATGGAATGGAATTTGTTATTTTATGAATACATTCAACAACAGGCTCAATAAATACCACATTGTTGCATGGCCCATTCACCGTATTAATGGTTCTAAACTCAAGTGTAATAATACCTTTTGCTTTCAGCCGTTTTATTGCTTCAGTAACTTCTCGTTTAGTGAAACCAAATTGATCCGCAAATGATTGATAACTACGTTGTAACTTGTCACTTTGAAATCGTTTACGCCACCCTTGTAGTTCACCTGTAAATTCGTCCCGAATTTCCGCTGGGCGGTACCAATAAATAATTTCTGAAAGTAATATGATCCCAATATTATCAGGCTTACCACTTGGCATTTTTATGTGATGCCACCAATTAGCGGGGATCACATTACCTGTTATATTCATGCGCCCTATTTGATTAACAGTTTCTGTCATCAGTAAGCTATTCACTTCACACCCCCAACGATTTAGCTATGTCATGACAAGCATTTTTATACTGATCAGCAGTTAGTTTTTTTGAGCGTAACTTTTGTTTCTGCTTCTCATACTGTTCCCAAACTAACAGCGCAATAACACGTCTACCCTCAAAAATATCCCTAACTTCTGATATATGAGCAGGTTTATCATTCAGCATAAACCCATTACGGTATGTGATTTTTTCAGTTGATCTAATCATTGGTCTTGCCTCTTGAATTAATGCACGCTGGTCGGGCGTGATATCTCATTTAATGCACGTACTACATTGTTTATTTGGTGTGACATGTCACGACCTTCTAATAAGATTTCAGTCATAGCATCAGCAAAACGCTGAATTGCCACGGTTGCTAAATAGTTTTTCGTATCTCCACGTACTCGAGCTAACCTCGAAGCCGGTAGTGCCATTTCTATCGCTGGCATTAACTCAGCAATCTTTCTTTGAGATGCACGGGAATCACCGCGTAACCAACGGAAAATTTGTTGCCGGTTGTTGTTGATTGCTTTCCAATCTGCTCTGCCAGTTTGATCCTCAATTACATGTAATCGACCATTTTCTTGATTGATCACTAATCGTAAGTAAGCTCGGCTAATCTCAATGGCAACATGTTCTTGCCCTTGCTCTACGGCCCAGTCCTCAACTTCGGCTCTGATAGTATTAATATCAAAATTCATTTTTGCGTCTCCTGTCGCTAGTAAAATTGATTATTAAGAATCAGTTTTTTAAATTATTACTTGATATATTTGCATTGAAAAATAATAAACCTACCAATATTGATTACCCAAATCCCATAAATGAGGTAGGTCAGGACGGATATCTTTAGCTCTAATTTGCCCATTTGTTGCTTTAACTATCAATGGAATATATTCGGGGGATACTTTAGCCTTATTGTGTAACCACTTAAAAACAGCTTGCTGTGTTAACCCACATGCTTCGCCTAATTTTTTTTGTGTACCAACAATATCAATGGCATTTTTAATCGCTTCGTTCATAAAAACTCCAGTTGTTTTATTTTTAAATAATAAAACTATAGTTGTTTTTTATCAACAACCATATTCGTTTGAATTACAACAACCAAGGTTGTATTGTTATGGATATGAAAATGACTCTTGCAGAACGACTTAAACAAGCTAGAAAATCAGCCGGTTTTTCTCAAAAAAAACTGGGAGATGCTATTGGGGTTTCTCAATCAGCAATACAAAAAATAGAATCTGGGAGTGCCCAAGCATCAACAAAATTAATTGAAATAGCTAAAGTTTTATCTGTCTCACCAGAGTGGCTTTCATCTGGTGTAGGAGATAGTGCTTTAACTCAAAATGAAAAAAACATGTGTAGTAAATCTAATTTAATTTCATTAAAGCAGACTCCTAGTACCTATAAGGTTGAAATACTCGACCTCGAAGCTAGCGCAGGGCCAGGAGTTATGATCTTAGATGACTTTATAGAAACAATTACAGCTATTGAATATTCATCAGATGAAGCTAAACGTTTGTTTGGTGGACGACCATCCACAGCAATAAAGATTATTACAGTAAAAGGTGATTCAATGGCTGACACCTTTGAACCAAGGGATCAAATATTTGTAGATATCACTATCAATCATTTTGATGGCGATGGTATATATGTTTTTATTTTAGATAATCAGCTGTATATCAAACGTCTTCAAATGCAATATAAGCGCTTAGCGGTAATATCAGACAACCCAAAATATGAAACATGGCATCTTGATGAATCCAGCATTCAAGGGGTTTTTATTCAAGCAAAAGTTCTCGTAAGCCAATCTATAAAATATAAATTCCTTGGGTAATGTGATGGATGATATTTTTATACAAGCCCCAGCCTACCCTTGTAATTTATCTGAATTAAAACAAATAGAAGAATATCTCAATAAAATTGATTTATTTTATGAAAAAATCATAAAGCTGGACTCTGAATTAACTCAGTTTTCAGAAAAATGTTATTATATAGACGGTAGCAATTTTAGAGATATTTTTTCTGTAAGGGATTATATTTTAAGAGCTTTTTTTCAAAACTCTGATAATCAAAACTTCTCTAATGAATTTTACTCTAAACGTTATGCAGAAATAATGTGGGAGGGTTTTATTTATAAGAGAAATTCCCCTTGTCAAATTTGTGGAGAAAATAGATCAATCGATAAATGCCATATAATTCCTGCGCGTTTAGGAGGGCTTCTTACTACAGATAACCTTCTTTTTCTTTGCCCAACCCATCATAGGCTATTCGATAGATTCATGCTTTCTAAAGCTGAATGGGGGACTATTAATTGGAGTTCAAAGTCAATAGAATCAAAGAAATATGCTGAAGAAGTTACTTTAGAAAAACATAAAATGTTTTGGAATAAAGTTTACAATAATGATTTTTCTAAAATTGTAAGTGATGGTGTTCTTTATGAGTGTGACTTCAATTATATCAAGGAATTAGTTGTATATATTAGAGAGTTATTTTATAAGAATACCTTTTCTCATAAAAAATCAATTGAACAATTGATAGATCCTAACATATTAATAATTATTAAAAAAATTATAAAAGTCTTAATAAAAAATAATATTATTGTTTCAATAAAAACTGAAAAATCTACTCGGCTTGCATTCATTTATCCCTCAAAAGATATTCCAGATAGCTTAATTCATAAAATCACATCTGATTTATATTAAAAAATAACACTTTAGTTATTAATAAGTTATTCACTAGCGCCATTCAATTATTACTATATTCCTCAAAATTACAACTATAGTTGTTGACATGATTACAACTATAGTTTTAAATAGCCGTATTCAAAACAACACAGCAAGTGTTTAGGTAAGTGTTCAGATTCAGTTTTGCTGTTATGTCGGAGGAGAACCATAGCTCTCATCGCGACCTGTCATTATTACCACGGCATAACGGCAAGTTTTTTAGCAATACTAGGGAATTAAATTAGTTACCGACCAAAGCGACAAGGCAAGACCAGATCTGACACCTAGGAAAGACTAGGATGCATGGCAAGACCTGACAGCCCGGAAAGACGAGCAACTTAATCTAAATGGGGGTTATATGATATTTGAAGAGTTACCAGAAAGTGTACAACTTATTGCAACGACTGCGTTGGCTGATATTTTAAAAAATAGTCAACCAACAAAAGAGTCTGCGATTGAATTTGCTAACTCAGTTAAGTCTGCTTTTATTGAATTGTATAACAAAAATGATATTAGCATTCAAGTTGGCGGTATTACCGAAAATTCAACGGAAAATATCGAAGATGTTCTGGCAAGCTTTCCATCTGATGAATTAAGTATATTTCATATTGTAAAAATTGTTAATGAAGTCAATCTAAAAATACGCAATGAATTAGCTCCATATAACAATGATAAAAACGATATAAATGCTACAGCAAGAACCATATTAAAAACAGCTCTTGCATCATTAGATAGCTAGCGTTTTCTAGCAAAGAAACTTGTACTTTTAGGTAGGTTAGCTTCTACTGCTTTTTGACACTCAGGAATTAATTCCAGCATTCTTTTAGTGAATTCATCTGGAGTTGATATCTCAGGATCTTTGCTGGTTAAAGATAGAGCCATATCATAAACAAATTGTTCAGCAGAAATACCAAGAAATATTTTTTTATCACTCATAATTCAGTTCCTTAAATACGTTGCGGTGACTGAATTATACACAGAATCCTTGCGTTGCGGAATGCAGGAACCTCAACCGCCTGATGAGGATAAATAATCAGGCAACAAATTTTAGACGTAAAAAAACCCACCGAAGTGGGTTCCTTTACCTCGGGTCGCCGACCAAAGCTAACCGAGAGTTCTACTAGCGCGACCAAACGCTAGAAGAGGCAAGACCAATGATAAATCACTGATCGCAGTTATTTTAAAGGAGTTGCTATGAAAGCACAACCTGAAAGCCTAACCGTTACACTCTATATTCACGCTCAAAAACAGTTCGATGGTTCTTACCAATATAACGCCTACGCATTTAAAGCCGATCCTAATGATGGACTAGGTTTCGTTATTGCAGAACACACTGTTGATGTTCCTTTTAAAGAGCCAACTCAAACTGATCTCGTTCACGCTGAAATTGATTTTCTACGTAATGAGCAAGAAAAAATTCTTGCTGATGCCCAAGTGAAATCAAGCTTGTTAGAAGATCAAATCCAAATGCTTCTCTGCTTGGAAGGCAAACCCATTTCAAAAACTGACGAAGAAATCCCTTATTAAGAGGCAAGACCAATGAAAACTTTTATCTGTGTATTTGAGCCTACGACCGAGGCTCGTACAAACAACGGTGCTGTACCGTTAGCAATAGCGTTAAATACCGCTAATGCAAAACTGGCAACAGCGACTGCAGTAGTAAAATTGTCTGAAGCATATCCAGAAGCTATGGATAACTTTAATACTGATGAGCCATTAATTAGCGAACATATTGACGGTTCTGCATGCCCTACTTTAGATGCTTTCGATGAAAAATTTGCTGTTGAAAATGAGTATGACGGTACTCAATGGAAACCTATCGAATATAGAGAATTTAAAAAGCTAGCCACAAAACCTCGTATTGCCAGCCTGCTGTTATTTGGGAAGACTCAAATAACAAACAAAGAGTTCTCTTTTACATTGAAATATCTTGCTGGTACAGAAGATCCCAAAATTCGTAATATCGCCACAGGCCTTGCTGAAATAACAAAGTTATCTTTGATGGATGCTGAACAAACGATGGAAATAGCACAGGCTATCTATGAGTTTGCTAATGAAGATGTCACCGTTGAAGAAGCTAAGTCATTAGGTGAAAGTTGGCTAACAGAAGAACCAGAACAACAACAAGAAGAAATATCTTCTATCAAGCGTAACTATTCAACCATAGATACTGAAATCGCCTTAGCACTCTTAGATGATTTTGATCCTAATAATGTTCTTCCCTCTCAAGTAAAGAAAGCCAAAGAACTGATAGATGATGACAATAAAGCATGGAAACGCTGGTCAATGGATTTACGCACAACAGCTGGCATCTTGGATATACCTCGTGAAAAGATTTTTTCATTAATAGCTGAAAGCAAAAAACAGCCTGAGTTATTAGATAACCCTAATGCACGGAAAGAACTTATTGATCTGCATTTGGGCATTAGCAAATCTAACAACACTAAAAAAGAAGAAATTACTACTAAGTTAATTCAAACAGATAATGCCTCTTTAGTATCCAAAGAAAATACAGTTGAGAAAGAAACCAAGCCTAAGCGTTCACGTAAAAAGCAAGAAGTAGCACCTAAGACAGAAACAGCTCAAGTGATTGAGCAAACTGAAGAACCTAAAGAACCTGAAACACTATCAGTACAACACGATAATTTTGAGCAACGAGCTAGTGTGCTTGAGGAAGTTCTTAACGCTGGTGATTCCAACAATCTACATATCTGGAAACGTGTGCAACGTACAGACCCTCGTTTTACTAAACCGTTAGAAGGTGTTGGGTTTGCAGGAACTAGCATAAACAGTAATTACATGATTATGCGTGCTACTGAAATATTTGGCCCTATCGGTGAAGGATGGAGCTACGAAGTTATCGAAGAAAAGCTTGTACCAGGAAACCCGTTAACTGAACGAGTGTTTGACGAAAACAACAAACAAATTGGTGTTCGTTTTCTGCGTGATGGTGATGGTTCTCTAAAGTATGAAGAAAATCACTCTATCAAAATTAAATTCTGGTACATAACCGAAAAAGGTAAGAAAGCTGAATTTGAAAGTTATGGGGCTACCCCTTACAGATATATGACAACTAGGGGAATGAAGTCAGATCCTGAAGCTATTAAAAAATCACTAACTGATGCCATCAAAAAAGCCCTATCAATGCTTGGCTTTAGCTCTGATGTCTTTATGGGTATGCATGATAACGCTGAATACTTAGCGAGTAATAAGCTTGAGTTTGAAATCAAAAACGCGAGTGAAAAAGCGGAAGATATCACACGTATTCGCAAAGAATTAGACGAGAAATTTACTAAACATACGGAAGTTATGCGTAGTGCTGTTACTGAGAATGAATTGCGAGGCATTGCATCCACATTAACGCGCGAAATTTCTGCACATATCAAATCAGCTCAAGAGCGTCGTAACGAAGAATACGAGAAATATTTATCCGGCCGTTTACGTCGATTAAACCAAATCGAAAAAGAGTGCTTAGACCAACTGAAACAGAAAGAAGAGGCAATCTAATGACCAAAACTACCGCTATCGCACTGGCGACCAATTATGAAAAATTACAGCAACTCGTTGAAACAGGTGAATTCTCTCCTGAAGATATCGCAGATACATTGGAAGGTATCGAGGGCGAGCTAGGTGATAAATTGGATGCAATTATGCATCACGTTCGCAATATCGAAGGTCAAGCTAAAACACTGGATGAAGAATCTAAACGTTTATCTGATCGTAAAAAATCATTCGAAAACCAAGCTAAAAACCTAAAGAAATATGCTCTTAACTGCTTATTGGCTTCAGGATTAGATAAATTAAAAACAACAAAAAACACATTCACTGCTAGAGCTGGTGTTGTTCGAGTCATTATCGACAATGAGGCTTTATTACCGGATGAGTTGGTTGATGTTCAAACCATCACCGCGCCTGATAAAAAAGGCATCAAAGAAGCGATTGAAAACGGAATTGAAATACCTGGTGCTCACTTAGAAGTCGGTGACCGATCATTAATGGTTCGTTAATTCATAATAGCGCCCTTTAGTGGGCGCATTATCAGGAGATAAACGTTATGGCCATGAAGTTAGAAGTTGTCATCACTCATGATGAAACAACAAATAAATGCAGTATCGAATGGTCTACAGCATCAACAGAAAATGTCACTGAGCAAGAACAACAGGCACTTTCATCAATGCAAAAAGCATTATTACTGCAACTGGGGCATCCCACAAATATCGCTATTATCCATTAGTGTGACATGTCACAGAGGTTTAGAATGAAAAATAATTTAGAGGATTTGCACAACCACTTATTTGCACAATTAGAACGATTATCAGATGAAGATATAAAAGGTAATGAATTAGCAGAAGAAATTAAACGCGCTAACGCACTTTCATCTGTTGCATCTCAAATTATAAACAATGGTAATTTAGCTCTAAAAGTTGGTAAATTAAAATACAACGATCAAATACAAAAAACTCCTAAATATTTAGAGGTGAAAAGTGTCTAAATTTTCTTATAACGATGATATGAAAGTTTGGATGAGAAATAATTATTTATTATTACCAAACGATTTGATTGAAGAATTTAAAAAGGAATTTGGTGAACTAAGAACATTTAAGTCACTTCACAGTTTTCGTAAAAGATTAGGATTAAATACAGGAAGAACAGGGAAATTTATTAAAGGCCATGTACCTGTTAATAAAGGCACTAAAGGATTGACTAGCGCTAACAAAACATCGTTTAAGAAAAACAATCGCCCTTTAAATTATCAACCAATAGGAGCTGAATCAACAACTAAAGATGGATATATAAAAGTAAAAACTGATGAACCCAACATTTGGAAATTAAAACATCGTTTAGTATGGGAAAGATATAACGGGAAAATACCTGCTGGATATATAATTAAATTTATCGATGATAATAAACTTAATTGTCATATTGATAATTTAATGATGATCTCAATGCGAGAAAATGCCGTTATTAATAGACATTATTCAGGAGCACCTGCGGAATATAAACATACCATATTACAGTTAGCAAAAATAAAATTAGCTATTTCAGATAGAACAAAGAGGCAAGACCAATGCTAAGACATTCTCAACAAAAAGACCAGGCAGTAAAAATCACATTACCTGATGGATCATACGGTTTTGTTTCGACTGATAGACGTTGCCATGTTTCATACGACTTTCCAGCACACGTCAAAATTGAACTTCAGCAAACCATCGCTGAACAACAAAGGAGTGAACAGTAATGTTTGGTTTATTCCTTTTGATATGTAGTTCAGTGAATTGTCAGTTCTAGCCCTACGGTTATATTTATCCCAATGAACAAAATTGTTTAATTGATAAGGAATTACTCGCGACCAAAGGGAAAATTGCAGAGTGCTATCCAGTAGAAGGAATTATTCGAGTAAAAAGTTGATTAAGCATAATCAGTTTTTACTTTTCGTTGTTATTAGCATGGTGGTTTATTCAAGACCAATGGATAACCACCATGAAATTATTAACACCTTGGAAACCAGGGAACCAATTATTAACAAGTTTTGATATTAAATTAGGTCGGTTAGCGTTCAGTGTAAGAAATAGACCATGCACTAACGCTGAAATCAAACACTCCTGTGATACAGCAGACCGACTTATTTTATTGATGATGAGGCAAGACCAAAATGAGCGGAAAACTGATGAAAGCTAGTGCGTGGGCTAAACGAGAATTTGAAGTAGGTTCTATTCCAGATAATAGAACTATAAAAAAATGGGTAGAAACAGGTTTATTAAAAGGCAAAATCGTTGATTGTTCTGTTTGGATATATTCATCCGAACGTTGGGGTATTGAGTCCGTTATTTCTTCATGTGTCGATGAGTTAATAAGGGCGTCGTGATATGGCCAGTAGACCTAGAAGAAAAGAATTTAGGCATCTACCAGACTTTCTTTATTTTGATAATTCAGTCAAACAATATCGTCTTACATTAACTAATGGTTTAAGAAAATGCATTGGTGCAGACAAAGCAAAAGCTATCGCAATAGCCAGAGAATACAACAATATTATGCGACCAGAAAAATGTGTTTCTGTTAACTCATTAATTATTGACTCGGGAGGGCAATATGGTGAAGCCCTTCCCTTCTCTGAGCATTTAGATAAATTGTTTTCTCGGATCATCAATGATGAACAACCATCTAAAAGCACGTTGAATGACTGGACTAACGACCTAGAAAGAGTGAAATCCTTTTTTAAGGATATTCCATCAAATGAAATATCTTTGGAACACGTTAATGGATTTATTAATAAATATCATGCTGAAGCTTCTGCCAATGTACAAAATCGAAAAGTAGGTTTTTTAAAGAAGATTTTCAGTTATGCAATAGATGAATCTCTTATGTTCGATAACCCAGCAGAACGTAAGAAAATGAAAAGAGTCGATGGTAAAAAACGTAGAAGATTATCTTATGAGGACTTTCTTAAAATCCGAGCATCCGCAGAGCCTTGGTTAAGAACAGCAATGGATCTCGCATTACAGACAACGCAAGCAAGGCTCGAAGTATCACGAATAAAATATAATATCAAAGCACCTAAAGAAGGAATATGTGGATGTGTTTGGTATGAGGAGCCTAAAAATGGAATATATGGAATAATCTATATCCATAGGCAGAAAGTACAATACAAAGAAGCTTCTCACGTTGCTATTCCCATAGGAAAGGCATTAAAAGAAATCATTGATAATAGTCGTGACAATGTGGCAAGCCCTTATATTGTGCATAGGCTACCTACTCGTATCCCAAATAAAGTGAGTAAAGAGGTTAATCATCCAACACAAGTTGCACCTGATTATCTTAGTCGTGCATTTTCAGCGTTACGTGATCGAGTGGGCGTTGCCAGTCATTTGCCTTTAGATGAAAGACCTACTTTTCATGAAATAAGAGCATTGGCGGCCTTTATGTTTAAACAACGTGGTTTTGATCCACAAGCTCGAATGGCTCATAGTGAT